TGTTTCCCCCGACAGTGCACTCATTAATGGGGCCGAAATAGTGTTCGACTAGGTACTTGAATATTACTATCGCTCGACAATGACTAATGTCGTTAAAAATCAAACTCAAAATAACTGCTGAAAAGAAAAGTTATAGAGTAAGCAAGGCTATCTTCGCTCCATTCTTTGGTGCTGGATCAGGTGTTGCCTCTACTCGCCTAGCTGCCTAGTTGTGGCTACGGGGTTTCTGATAGACTTTCCTTGTTATCAAATAAGTCTATCACTTTTAACAAGTCGCTCAATTGAGGACTTATTTTAAACTCGCTTAATATAAGGAGAAACGTATGACAACATACAGCGCAGGGTTCCCAAGAGACCTATTTCTTGGATTCGATAGTTTATTTGATGCTCTTAATGCACCGAATACTTCCAACCAATCTTACCCACCATACAACGTAATCAAGAAAGGTGATAATCACTATTTCATTGAGATCGCTGTAGCTGGTTTTAAGGATGATGATATTAATCTAACTTTGGAAAAGGGTATTCTTACCGTCGAAGGTAAAAAGAATGAAAAATCAGATGAAGATTATATTCATCGTGGTATTTCAAATCGAACATTTACTAGAACATTTACACTAGCAGATACCATTAAGGTAGTTGGTGCTGACATTATTGATGGTCTATTACTAATCGGACTTGAAAATGTCATTCCTGAAGAGGATAAGCCAAGAACAATTAATCTCGGCGAATTCACTAAATCCGCCAAGAAAATCTTGTTAGGTAAAAGTTAAAAATATAGGGCCCATATCAGGGCCCTTTTTTTGTTTACATTTAAAAGGAAATATGTTATAATATACTTATGATTGAAAAAATAAAAGCTTGGTTCAGAAGCTTATTCGAACCCAAAATTAATTATAAAAAATTATATGAAGAAGAAGTTGTGAAGAGACAAGATGTTGAACAATGTTTAAATAAATTTAGAGCTCAAATCAGGGCTTGTGTACATGAAAGTATTTGTAATAAAGATTATGATGGGGAAGGGTTATGATACATAGTGAAAAAGAATGTAAAATAAAGTGTGATGCACTTAAAACAATACTAACACAAATACAACAAACTGCCGGAATGGAAAATAATTATGATATTCGTTTCATGGCAGAATCAGGGTTAGATCTAATCAGGGAATTAAAAGGTGAATTTAATGACAAAGAAGACTAGTCAAAACGAAGAAGTTTATGATGAAATTGTGAATAGTGGTAAATCACTACTTCAACTATATCTTGAATTGAGGAAAAAATATAATGACTTGGGGCGAAGAACGAATTAATATAATTGGACAAAATGATTTACATTATGAGGAGGAAGAAATGATTGAAGAAGACTCAATTAAAAATATTGAAGTAATAGATCAACCTGATGGTTCTGCAAAGGTTATGATGGATATAACACCAGATACACAACAAGCTCTTATAAAGCAAGGATTAGAATATATTATTGAAGAAATGAGATTAAGTGATAATATTAAAGTATTAGAACCTAATAACTTTGATGGTGAGACTAAAACTTGGGAATTATCAGATGATGAAGCAAATGCTTTATTCCACTTTGGGTTTATTTCAGCCCTTAAATTGGGAATGAAAGAAGATGAATAGCACTTTACTTTTATACTAAATTATGTTATAATATACTTATAAATGAGGAAATATACTATGAATATTAATGATCCAAAAGAACTAAAACTTATCAATGCAATGTTGGAAGAAATTTCAACAATCAAAACCAAGATTGAATTACATCAAGACTCTATTAAAGATATTGTCACTACAATTCATGAAAACCATGGCTTGGAAAAATCACTTATTAGAAAATTAGCAAAGGTTTATCATGCCCGCAATTTTGTTGAAGAGGTTGCTAATAATGAAGAATTTGTAGAAGCTTATGAACAACTTACTTCTTCTAACCGTTTAGGGGCTGAATGATTTACGCGGATCATGATTATCTAGTTGATGTTGCGTATTACTGTAAACATAAATTAAACATCAAAGATGATTTAGAGATTAATATTGCCTTATGTTGTCTTAAGCATGATGGAGCTTTAGGTTGGTGTTATGACTTACATGAAAATGAGGTTGATATTGAATTAGATCAAAGTCAATGTAAGGACAGTATGATGTTAACTCTTTGTCATGAAATGGTTCATGTAAAACAATTCTCTGAAGGTAAAGAATCTAATGAGGAAGAGGCAAATAACCTTGAACAAAAATTATTTGATGGATTTAAAAATTTACAATTATGATTAATTTACAATTAATTGAATTACCTGAATTAGAAGTTGAGACTAAAGAGACTGGTCGTAAATATAATACACCTGGTGGTAAATGGTATCCATCAGTAACAACAGTTATTGGTTGGGATAAATCTAAATTAGATGATTGGCGCGAACGTGTAGGTATTGAGGAAGCTAACAGGATTACTAAAGAGGCTGGTAGAAGAGGTACTGCCGTTCATGATATGACCGAACTCTATATTAAGCACAATTTTATAGATAAGAAAAATGAATTCTATGGTCTATTCAGAATGCTTAAATATAAACTAGATAATATTACTACCGTGGTTGGTATGGAAACACCTTTATACTCAGACACATTACAACTTGCCGGACGTGTTGACTGTATTGGTGATTATAAAGGTAAGCGATGTATTATTGATTTTAAGACAAGCACTAAAATGAAGCGTGAGGAATGGATAACAGATTATTGGTTACAATGTACGGCCTACGCAATTATGTGGTATGAAAGAACTGGTGAAGTTATTAATGATCTTTGTATCTTAATGGTTTCCGAGGATGGTGAGGTGAAGGAGTTCCATTCAGAACGAAAGAAATGGATGGGAGCATTACAGGATAGAATATTGGAGTATCGAGATGTACACTAAAATAGGATTTACATGTTCAAGTTTTGACCTATTACATGCAGGTCATATAGCGATGTTAAAGGAAAGTAAGGAAAATTGTGATAAATTAATTTGTGGATTAAATGTTAATCCATGTAAGAGAGGCAAATATCCGGTTCAATCTGTTGTTGAACGATACGCACAATTAAGTGCGGTTAAGTATGTTGATGAGATTATTCCATATAACTCAGAGAGTGAATTAATTGATCTACTAACTTTATATCATATTGATATTCGTTTTATTGGTGAGGATTATAGAGATAAACCATTCACTGGTGATAACCTAGATATGGAAGTATTCTATAATAAACGTCAGCATAGATTTTCATCAAGTGGTTTAAAGCAACATGTTAAGGAAGTATTAGACTCACCTGCAATGCCAGGCACTGTTGTTAAAGATAATGAGACATATACTATTGTAGATAATCTGGAATTAAACGGACTTACAGTATCTACAACTATTTTACATCCAGAGAAAAGCACAAGTGGTCATAGCCATGAGGGCATAGAAGAGGTATATTACTTCATTAGTGGTCATGGTGATATGGTACTTGGGGAAGAAACTCTGCCGGTACAGCCGCATAGCGTGATTACTATCCCAGATGGGGTGTTCCATCAGGTGATAAATAAATCAACGGAAGAAGATTTAAGTTTCATTTGTACATTTAATGACAGAAGGAACCACTAGGAGATGTTTATGTCGGCAAGAACACAGGCCTTTTCTGAGAAAATTCAGAAGATGGTAGATGAGGGTATAACTTATTTAGAAGCTATAGCAATTTATTGTGAAGAAAATGATATTGAGCCTACAAAGATTAAAAAATATATCGATGATATTCTTAAAGAAAAAATAAGGGTATGTTGTGCGAAGAACAAATTAATTTGTGATGAGCTTCCCCCAACATTAATTGATGACTGAAACAGAGGCATTAAGAATATTTAAAAGTATAAGACTATATTTTGCCGGTTCATATGATATAACTAAATATGGATTGAACGGCATTAATGTATCTGAAAGGGAATATCATAAATATAGATATTTTGTAAGAAAGGCAAAAAAGAAATTTAATACTAAAGAATTCATTGAGTATTGTGTATCAAATGTTTTAAGTAATACTGAATTTGGTGATGTGGTTAATATAGATCAAACATCATTAATGACTTATTATGAATGGAAAAAGCACAATAGTAGGTTTACAAATGAGTTTAAAAGTGATATAATAGCTATAAGGGACGAATTTTTAACACCACAAAATTTATCATTCAATGATTTATTTAAAGTGGAAGGCACACACCCATTAATACTTAAGATGTTGCTAGGTGGTGATATTAATTCAGAAACATTTATAGCCATCAATGAAGTACTAAACTTCTATGATGCGTTTGATGAAAAGTTAGATAATGATTATATTTGGACAGAAACAAGAGATAGGATGTTGAAATATAAAAAATTTTTAAAGATTGATAATAATATTATAAAAGGAATAATGAAAGATGTTTATACTACAAAATGATTCAGAGACTGAACTATCCTGTGATGAAATAAAAAGGATGGAAAAAATTGCTTATAGACCAGAAAAGGGTAGAAATGTTTTGGTCA